TAAGAGCGTCAACTGCTTGTAAGTTTAGCACAAGTTTGCTAGGCAGTCCAAATACGTGTATTTGTGATAGATCCAGAGTTTTGCCGAGATTTATCAGATCGTTGCCAAACTCCTTGCATGCTAAATTTACTCCACTTATGTCGCTGGTAGTAATATCGTTTATGTTGCTAAATGTTCCTTTTAGAAAAATTTTACTATTAGCAAGACTTGCAATAACAGAATTATTTGTTTCTTTGAATTGATGGCATTGCTGGACCATTCGAACAAACTCTTGGTACTGATTACTTCGTCTGGTTTGATAGTTATACCAAAATTCATAGTATGCCTGCTGCGCGATGGTGGCGATAAATCCGTTACTAAAATATGTATCGTAATCTATTAACCCGGTATCTGACGGAGTTGGAGGATATGCTGCACTAAAATCATCAGAAGTTTTTTGCCAACTATTTCGTCCTGGCCATCCTGTAATCCATGCATATTCATCGTGATCTTGATAGATGTAACTGTATGTTTTTTCTATACCGTAATTTTTAGGTGGATATATATCCGCCGTCAACGATTGTGGTCCAACACCGGTTATGTTGCCATATGCATCTACCGTTTTATTTTCCCATGTTCCATAACCAGCATACGTGGGAATAAAGGACGAAGGACGACTATTTCCTAGTGCAGGACAAACGCTACTGCCTATTGTAAGAAGATTTCTCCAATTTGCAACTGACAGTTTAACAGGAACGCAATTGGTTAGAAAATTTGGCAGGGCCGCAGTAATCCGATCAAGGACCGTACCAGAAGTAACGGTGCCCTGAGTATAAGCTCCAGCGATCCATGTTCCTTGGAGTGCTTGAGTCAGTGGATTAATAACAAACCCACTGTTTGACATAAGCGCACTTTCAGCATTAATGCCAAGACTAGTTAATTTCCCGCTGCTACTCATGATACATCTACGTCAGGACTACCCTGGATAATAGTATGCTTGCAAGAGTTTCCACTACCAACCCGCAGTACTGGTGAACCTTCGCATATAACATTAGGACTACCACTGGTGGTAACTGAAAAAATATGCTTTTTATGGTGCGGTGTTATGGGACTAACATGTAATCCGACTGGAATTCCATTACATACCACTGAGCGGGCGCCACGCATAATTGCGCCTCCAAAAAGATTTTTATCTCCGACTCGACTCAGTGGTTTTCCCATATTTTATCCTAACACAATTTTTTTACTAGTAGTAGTAATGCCCGTGGTTGCTTCGATGTACTTGATGCGAACATGATCCGCAGTCAAGGCATACATAATTACCGTATTGGTATTTAGCATAATATTTTTATCGGATTCAGCGGTAAAAACACTTGACACTAGGCCCATCCCCTGATGACTTGGAGCCACACTCAACGGACTACTTATTTCAATAACGCCATCGTCAACATTTACGATTTTTGCGACAATTTCTTCTCCGGAAGAAATCTTCAATGTATAAACCTCATTCAATTCAATGTTTTTCATCCTAGTCTTTTCCTTAAATCTTCAAAGCCACCGACACATACGTCTCCAAAAAATATCTGAGGCACGGTTCTAGCCGTCGGCGCGGCAGAAAGCAAATCTTCTTTGGTCCATTTATCACTGGATATGTTTCTTTCTTCGTAATCAACGCCCTTCATTTTCAATAATTGTTTGGCAGATTCACAATATGAACAATTATCTTTACTCCATACTACTACTTTCATGTAATTTTCTCCTTGCACATGTACTTATATTATAAATCAGGCAGTGAAACTTTATCAACTGTATCGGACATGGCTCCGATAATATAGTTAGTTGATTCAGTTTCTTGAAGTGCCGACTGTTTTTTATTGATGTGTAGGTGTTTATTAAACCATGGTATTGGAGTACTTTTTGGATACGGCGCTTGATACTTGATGCCTATGTCTTTCAGTCGGTTGAATGCAGTCCAATCTACAAAATCTTTAAGAATTTCAGAGTTAAGACCAATAACTGGTCCTTTTTTGAACAGGTAGTCTGCCCATGCTTTTTCTTCTGCAATAACTGATTCATACATACTATATACTTCAGCAGCGCACTCGTTGACAACCGCAGCAAAACGTGGATCATCTTTGACTACATTATTGATAAGCCATGCTGTCCACTCTGCGTGTAGTAGTTCGTCTTGCAAAATTAGACTAATAATATTGCCATTGCCAATATAAATCTTGTTCTCCACCATAGCAAGACTAGTTGCAAAACTAACCATAAAACGTAATGCTTCTAGTGCATAACTGGCATGTAGTGCCAACCAGATTGATTTTATATAGTAGTGCTCATCTACCTGTAGACCAGCCTCTATATTACAATTTGCCACGTGTAATCGATCATAATAATTACCAACACTGCTAGCCATATCTATAATCTCTTGGGTATCATGAATAGTGTTGAATACGTCCTTGGGAACACCATATATATTGCGTATAATATGCGAATAACTCTTACTGTGGATGTTGGTTTCGAAAAAACTCCAGTTACTGACCAGAGCCTCTAGTTCAGGGATACTGATTACTGGACCAAACACCTGTGCTGGTGCGCGACCCTGAATACTATCTAGTGCTGTTTGACGCAACAGATTTGATGTAAATATATGCTTGATAGCGTCACTGGAATCCTTATGATCAATTTTGTCTTTGGTCAGTGATATTTCTTCCGGGACCCAAAAGAATCCTCGGGCCATTGATTCGAACGTTTGTAGTTTAGGATACTTGATCTCTTCAAATCTTTGGACAGTAACTGGACCGGCTGGATCCAGAAACATAGTTCGTTGTGTGTAATTGGTTTGTTTACTTAAATTATATTGATTTTTGCTCATACTTTCCGCTTTCTAATACGATCTTGGCTATATGTTCCATTCTCTCCGCGTGTTCAAATGCTCTCCATGGACTAGTGTCTACTGCCACGATGCCGTGTCTATCCATGCCAACAATATTATATTTTACTTTGCCGGTTACTGGATTAAATCCAATATTTTTAATACACGAATCAGCTAGTTCTTGTGTTATTGGCGGCAGAAGAGGAACATTTGGCGCCACGCTAGTATATCTACTTAACTCTGGAAACTCATTTAGCAAATCTGGTAATTGTATACCAGCATACATGGCTGCGACCGTGTATGTTGGATGTAAATGTAACACAACTCGCACCTCTGTGTCAATAACAGATTGAAGTGCCATATGCATTGGCAATTCACCGCTTGGTTTAAGATTTTGGCTAATATCGGTGTACGGCAGAAGCGCGCCATCAAGCGACATTTTTTTAAACATTTCTGGTTGCATGGTTTGTTTGCGTATTCCACTCGGTGTTACGTAAAAGTGATCTCTGTCGTGCCATCGAATGCTTGCATTACCATCTCTGGCGGTAATCCAATTACGTTTGTACGCTTCAACAAATATTTCTGATATGGTTTCTAACATTTTTTATCCTATAATTTGCATGCCATGCAATCTTCCGAAGAATCATCCATGGGTGGAGTAAACGGTATTACGTTATTTTCTTCCTTTAGTGCTGCTTTTGCGCCAACCTTGTTGATTAGACTGTAATATAATGACTTACCGCCCCAATAGTTATACAACATTAAATTCTTTGCTATCAATGTGGCTGGAATCTTACCGCCTTCAAAGTGTGCCGGATTGTAAAAAGTATTGGCACTGATACTCTGATCTACATAAGCTGCCAATACTGCTGCTGTTTTTAGATACTCAATACAATCGGTCTGCTCCCACATTAGTTGATAACGATTCTTTAGGCGCTTGTAATCTGGCACAACTTGCACAAAGCTTCCTGCTTTGCTTTCTTTTACACTGACCAGTTCCATGGGCATTTCAATACCATTAGTGCTGTTCAATACCACGGAACTAGATTCCACTGGTGCAATCGCCATCAACACGGCATTCCGAATGCCACTCTTCAGCATCCTTGTGCGTAGAGATTCCCAATCTAATGATGGAGTGAAGTCAGTTAAATCATTTACTCCTTGTGCGCGGCGCTCCCAAGGAAATACGCCACGCCCATACCAAGTATGTTCACTGCGGCCACATGCACCGCGCTCCTCTGCTAGTTCAACACTAGCTTCAGTTAGATAATATGCTTGGTGCTCCATCCAGCGCTTCACTTCCGCTAGAGCTTCTGGTGTGCCATAAATAAGACCGCGCATGGCATGCCAGTATGCTAGATTTGTAATACCAATTCCTAGTGGCTCAAAATCTTGATTAGCCAACTTACTTTGCACCGACAGGAAGTCTTGGTACGACAACAGATTGCTTAAGCTACGAACTAGTGTACGGCAACTCTTTCGCATATCCTGTGGGTTACGAAATGCTCCCCAATTTTGACTACCCAGCGTACACAAAGAAATTCTGCCGGATTCGTCCTCCAGTCGCTGAAATGGCTTAGTTGGAAGAAGAATTTCGGCACACAAGTTACTCATGTAAATAGGATCTTCTTCAGTGTTGAATGGTCCTTGATTGATAACATTGTCAATATTGACTAGGTAAATACGACCAGTGTCTGTGCGTTCTTTTAGGATGCCATTCTTGAATATCTCTTCAGCAGATAACACTTTCTTTTTCTTGGTAGAATCTGATTCATACTTAACATATAATTCCTCAAAACGTTCTACATTACGATAGTATGCTTCGTACAAATCTGGCACTTCATGTGGATCAAACAGTGTAATATTCTCTCCATTCTTATATCGACGCCAGAACAACTTACTGACGACGACACCATAATCTAATTGTCTGACACGGGTTTCTTCTGTGCCTTGGTTATTCTTTAGCACAATGAAGTCTTCAAATTGATAATGCCATACTGGAAGATATACTGTGCAACTTGCGTTACGGATTCCACCTTGGGAGCAACTGCGTAGGTCACCATACCACTTCTTCAAGAACGGGATGAGACCCGTATGTTTAATTTCGCCATTACGAATCGGTGCGCCTACTGGTCTAATTCGCCCAATCTCCAATCCAATGCCAGCACGCTTGCTGGCATATTTGGCCATCATTTCACCAGCCGCGAAAATACTGTCAAGAGTATCGTCTGCACTAATAAGTACACAGCTACTAAACTGGCGAGTATTAGTGCCAAGACCAGCCAAGACAGGTGTAGCCAATGTGAAATGCCCTTCACTAGCACATTCATAATATTCTTTAACATATTTTAATCTTTTATCTTTTGGTTCAGCGTGGAAAGCTGTAGCTGCTGCAATTGCATAACGCACTTGTGGAGTCTCGTATATCTGTCCTGTGCTACGATTCTGAACCAAATACTTTTCGCATAGTTGAGCGATAGCGGCATAAGTATATTTTTCATCTTTGCTGTGATCTAAAAACAGATCAATGATCTCCCATTCTTCCTTAGAATACCACTCTAACAGATCAGCGGTGTACATGCCCGATTTAACATTCTTTACTACTATATCATATAGTTTTGGCGGAGTATATTCGCCGTATACCTCTTTACGAAGCATGCTTACACGCTGTCTACCTGCAACATATTGATAATTTACGTTGTTGATTTCTGGATTTTCAGTTTCATCAATAAGATCAACCATGGCGTTTAAAAGCAATTGGTCGATAGTGGAAGTAGATATTCCATCGTAAAATTGGATTTGTGCTTTTAGCTCAATCATAGATGGACTGACACCATCTATGCCGTGGCAATCGTATTTTACCTGTCGCTGAATTTTAGAGATGTCTAGGGGCACACGCTCGCCTGAGCGTTTAATAACATTTATGGTCATAATTTTATATATTTTGATGTAGTCGACCGATAGACAATTGCTTTGTTATCGTAAATTGATCGAGATTAGTACTTAGTACTGTACGTGGATAGTAATTAAGCACATATTTTGCGCCTCCAACAATTACTAAATTGTGTTCTTCACTTTGTTGATCAACTGCTTGAACTATTTGCACATCGATGATATCAGTCATTAATAGAGTATAGCAAATTCCAACTGCACGTGTCAACGTACAATATATGTTTTCGGACAACAGAGTCCATGGATCAGGCCAATTTTCGGTATCCTGTGGATGTAAGTGATGATTTATTAGTGGTGCCTGCTGCCACCATTTGTCTATATCGACACATAAATCAGGTAGTGATTTCCCACGACTAATAATTCGTAAATTTTTCCATTCACGTAGGCGATTATCGTAGGTTGATTGAAATGGGTTCATTAGTAATTTATACTATTTTAGCCTGTGAGGATTTTATTATTTCACTCGGTGCTTCTATCAAAGGCGCCACGGTCTGCCCGGAGCAACACTTATATCTGGATTCGGGTTTGGCTGAGGTAATACCTGTCGGCCAGCCCAGGTTGTAAAAACGTTATACTGGCGATAATATGACTGACCGACAGAACTTCGTATTGGCTCACTTACATCAAGTAGTTTAACGCTGGCCTTTCCTTGTTGAAAAGTAAGACCTTGGGCTGCCGCGATTATTGCACCTTGTTCTTCGATGTACTGATTCCATGAATCATAAGTTGGAGGAATAGGAGGGAGTGCCATACTAATATTTAGCTCCACTCCAAATAAACTAATCCATTTCCCGGGACGGTTGTTAACAGTCCACCTAATGCAACACCAGTAACATATCCCGCTTGAGTAGTTCCCGGGGCAGAACTATCGTTTGGCGCTGACTTAATATGTGTAACGCTAGTAGCCGATGGGTCGGTATAACTACTGCCACCGCCACCGCCGGCACCCCATGTGCCACCACCACCACCACCGCCGCCACCGTAATAGCCACCGCCACCGCCACCGCCGCGTTCTGCATCGGTAGAAGCATTACCACCGTTGGGCCATCCACCCAGTGTGTTTAAGTTAGAACCAGATCCGTTACCTCCCTGCAACGACGAGCCTGGAGTGCTGCCGTCTCCGCCCGAGGCGCCGCCAGCAGATTGTGTGCCGCCGCCGCCAGCTGTAGCATAAGGGTTTGTTCCCCCGGCATCAGCCGTAGTCCCACCGCCGGAACCGCCCCAGGAGGAGTCATTGCTGTTGCCGTAGCCACCCGCGCCGCCACCGCCACCTGCAATTCCCAAGTATGTTGAGCCACGCAATAATGCAGACATGCCGCCGCCTGCGCCAGGTTGTCTGTATTGTGATACTGGCATTGCCCCTTTGCCACCAACATTAACCGTTAGAGACTCTCCGGGAGTTACAGAAATAGTAAATTTGGCGAATCCACCTGCGCCGCCTTTGGCACTAGCACCGCCGTTAACATTATTTGATGCACCACCGGCCCCCCACATGTTAACATTGATTGATGTTACTCCTGCTGGTACCG